GATAAAACTTAGTACCTGTAGGAGTACTTAAAATATATTGATCTTCGTTTAAACTAATAGTGCCAAACTTGACACCGTTGTCTTCTACAATCCAAAACTTGTTTTTAATAATTTCTTTTGCATTCATGCTGGATACCTCGCATTTAACGGCTCTGCAAAACTTTGTGCCTGATCTGCAACTCGTTGCATATCCCACTTAGCGCAGAATTTCATAAGACGCATGCCTACTTGATCAATGTTCTTAGGCACTGCATGTTCTTTAATAGTAGTAGTAATTAGCTCTTTAATCTCTGCAGGTTGTGCAGTCAAATCACATAGTACTACGTTACGATTATAATCATCTAATACACGATGTTCTACACCTTCGTGATCAGTCCAACGCTGTAGCATCATGTTATTCCAGTTAAAACCTTTTGTTTCTTTATCTGCAAATGCCTCTGTAAGACCTACTTTGTTCTTTGTACCTTTTACACGTACACCCGGATATGCACTAAACACATTATCACTTGTGTCGCCGCGCATACACTTTTCAAAGATCTGCCACTTAGGATTAGGTGCAGGCTTTGCTTCACCTGTTTTCTTATCAATAATATGCTCACGCTTCTTATCGTCAAAGTAACCTTCGTGTGTAATAATAGTGTTACTAACACCATTGTACTGTCGTACACGAGGACTAATTAATTGTGCAAAGTCACCGTCTGTGCTAATAATAACATGATTGTCGTCAGGATGTGCTTGCACCCAACCTGCAATAAGATCATCTGCTTCTAGTTGCGGATGTTGCATAACAGTACAGTTAGTCTTTTCTGTAACAAAGTTTTTAAACTCGTCAAAGATTTCCCAAAATGCAGTATCTTCTTCTGCTTCACGAGGCGACAGTTTATCACGTGCAACTTGTCGATTACGTTTGTAAGGAGCGTAAAAGTCTTTACGCCAACTACGTCCTTCTAAGCAGAACACAACATGATCTGCGTTAAAGTCAGTCCATGCTTTCTTTACACTGTTGAGTGTAATGTGCAATGCCATACCTACTTTCGTATCAATATCGCCACGTACTACGTGTCGAGCTCTAAAGAAAGTGTTTGCTGTGTCTACTAAAATATAAGTGCTCATTTGTCCTCACATACATAAATCTTCATATAAACTAGTATACTGTCTATGTTTACTTTTGTCAAGTTTATATATAGGGATATAACCGAATAGTTTTTTTATAATCACGATACTTCACTCTTGCCTTTGCTAATAGGTACTACATTAATATAACCCATTTCTCTTGCAGTATCAAGTCCTTCTTCGCCCAATATCTGCATAGCAATAGTGCGAAACCATGCATCTACAATAGCTTCATTGGTTTCGCCAGTGTATCCAGCATCAAGAAGTTCTTCAATAAACTGATTATTCCAATCGAGCTCAAAGAAACCATTCTTAATGTTATCTGGATTAATTTGTGTATCTAGTACAGCAACCCAAGGCTCGCCTGCTGCCGTAGCTTCCTGTTTTTCTTTTTCAAGAATCGCTCTACGCTCGTCTTCAGTTGTTTTTGCAGGAGTTTCTTCTTGAACAACTTCTTCCTTTTTGCCTAGTAGTTTATTAAACCAATTCATTATTCGCTCTCCTTAGTGTATTTGACATGCTGAGTAATTTCGCCGATTAACAAATACTTAGGTTCAGCATACGTACTAGCACCCTTAACATCTAGTCTAATGTAAACATCGTTTGACTGCAATTTATTCCAAGTTGCATTAAGTGCTTTAACATCTTTTTCAAACTGTTTTACAAGTTCTATTACTTTTGGGTCTTTCATATCTGTTTCCTTATAGCTTCGTATTGTTCTTGTGTAATCTTTTTGCTTTGAAGAATCTCGTAATCTTCTTTACTAAGTCCCCCAGGCATTCCCGAATAAAGATATGTGGAGTCGGGGAGTAAATCGCCATCCTTTTTCCATACAAACTTCTGCAACTTCTTGAACATTGAGGTTGTACTCTTCTGAGCGACCTCCAAGCGGCATAAGGTATACAGGGCATTCAATACCAGCATCGCGATATTCTTGAACAGCCCGCCCAGCTTCTTCAATATCTGCACGATTAGCAACAACAAATTTAAGATAAAGATCGCTACCATTAACACTAGCGTAACTGCTAGCGACACTAGGCTGAATAGCGTCACTCCAAGATTCTCCACTAACGGAGAGCTTAGGCGAACAACTCCACGTAACTGTAATTCGTGTGTTATTGTTGAGATAATCAAAGAACTCTTTATGTAGAGTTTGTGTAGTGTTCGTTTCAAAGGTGACATTTTTTAGATCCTGCATTCGGGGGTGTTCAAACAGTTCCACATATAAACGTTGCCAAGCAAGTAACGGTTCGCCACCAGTTAAAATCAAATGGACGTCCTGCCCATTATCCATTGTCCACTTACCTTCTGGAGTAAGCGACAGAATATGTTCTACTACCTCATCAATAGTAGCGTCATGTACCAAGTGTTTAAACTCAGGATAGATGCTTGCGTAAGTATCACAACCTGTGTGAATGATAGGCAAGTCTTCAAACTTTTTTACACGATCGAGAATGCCGCCATCGAGCAAGTCTTTTACTTCTTGATTGTATCTTTGTCCGTTAGCATGCTTTTCAGCACGACTAGGTTCATCGCGACCTAGTCCAAAGTTCATACAACGGAAGTTACAACCATATGTACGCAGGAATACACTAGGTACACCTACATACTTGCCTTCGCCTTGTACACTATAAAACGCTTCACTATAACGTAATTTCATATTAAAAGTATCCCATCATTGCTGAAATAGCAACAGGTCCGCCAACCATCATTAGCATAATAATTGTTAATGCTAGAGGAAGACCTTTGCCTGTGCAGTAGTTTTCTTTATGGTCGTTCATCGTGCAAACTCCTGTTGTAGTTTAATATTGTCAAAGAACTCTTTCTTAGTTCCTTGATCGTCTTTAAATGCGCCTTTCAGTACAGTTGTCTGTGTAAGTGAACTATGCGCCATAATGCCGCGATTTTCGCAGCAACCATGTGTTGCCTGAATGTAAACACCTAAGTGATCTGCACCAGTTGCTTTCTGAATCTCACGAGCAATATCATTTGCAAGTTCTTCTTGCAGTGTACCACGACGAGCGCACCACTGTGCAATACGGGTGTACTTAGACAGCCCAATCAATTTAGCACTTGCAATAATACCGATGTATGCTGTACCTGTAACTGGTTGGTGATGATGCGAACACATGCTTTTTAGTTCGCTTCGCACTACTAGCATACCTTCGTAGCGATCATCTTCATGATTAGGAAATGCTGTTGCACTTGGAGCAGGGTCATAACGTCCTGCCATAATCTCATTAAAGTACATTTTAGCAAGTCTACGTGCTGTACCTTGACTGTTAGGATCATTGTGTCGGTCAATTACAAGCGCATCTAATACACTTTCAAATGCTAGTGTAGCATCTTCAATTAGTTCTTCTTTATCGCCTTTTTGCAAGACTTCAGAAATATTATCGCCCGCCCAGTAGCGAATATTTGCATCTTCTAGGCGAGCTTTAATTTGTTTACTTTTACTCATTTATATTATACTCCGATGTTAAGGCAGAGGATTGCCATTCAATATACTATTAAGTATATACGTTTATTTAGGTTTTGTCAACCTATTCTGTAAAATATCCGTCGAGCATTTCAAGTTGATCGTGATATTCTGCCATTTGTTTTAATTCACATTCGATTGCTTCGATAATATCACTATGCTCACCAATTCCTGCGGGATTAGCAAGATATACTTCTACGTTAGCACGATGCTTTTCGATGTGTCCTAATGCATGTTTTCTAACAGCATTAATTAAAGTCGACCTCATATTTGTAGTCATCTGGTAATTCCTTTCTATAGTTACCTTTGCCCGGAATTACATTACGTACTCCGCCGACGGGATCCGAGCAGTCGCCATCTCTACGAAATATTAAGTGTACGTGTGGATACATACAAGTCTGTCCTGCACTTGCACCTATATTTAGACCAATGTTATAGCCTGTAATATTATTTTCTGCTTGTACGTTTTCATTGCCCATTGCTGTAGCAAACTTAAAACACTTGAGCAGTTCTTCTTGTGTGTTGGTTTTGGGAACAACTAATGTGTGACCTTCTGTAACAGGGTATGCATCTTCAAAGACTACAAAGTCTCGTGTGTCATACATTACATTAGTCCAAGGTGCCCGTCCTTCTGTTCGGGCAAGTTCTAGGGTATCAATATTCACTTACGTTCTCCCACGGGTAAACTAACCAAACATCTTGTTCTGCTTTGTTTACTTCGTGTGCATAGTAGCGCACACCGTCAAAATTGCTGCTCAAGTTTTCTGTTAGTGTAGCAAAGTGAACATTGTTAGCCCATACACTTGCCCAAGCATTATCTTCTTGCGGCAAACAACCACTACGCCAGTCTTGTTTGATCCAGTTAAACGTAGCACCAGTGTCGTTAATATCATCTACAACGAGAATGTTTTTACGCTTGTGAATGTCCCAACGACACTTTAGCATAGCTTGTTCTTCCATAGGAACATAACCAAATGCATCTTCACTCATCCAGAGATTGCTTTCGCACTCTTCGCCTTCTTTACCGTCACGCAGTTTTACCTTTAGTGCTTCGCAACGTACATCGAGCATCTGCGAAATAATAGTAGCAGGAATGTTGCCACCGCGAGTAATACCTACAATGTAGTCAGGCTTCCATTGGTCTTTAGCCATCTGTGTAACAATCTGTACACACATCTTTTCTACGTCTTGCCAAGTGTAATAATGTTTCTTAATCATTTGCCGTCCTTCGAATCTTTTTCTGCTTTGGTTAGTTTGTTGTTCCAAGTACTGTTGCTAATGCCAAGTTCACTGGGCATAGGCTTTGTTTTACCTACAGTAACAGAACCGCCTTTAGCAAGAAACTCTGCCTTCATTCGTTCTAGTTCATCGTCTTTGGGTTTTGCATCGTGGTTCATGCTCATTACTTAGATTCCTTCAGTGTGTCAAATGTTGTATACTTTGCAAGAGCACGTTCGTACTCATCCTTTATCTTTTTCAACTTAGGATACTTTTCTTCCATATCTACGTGACGCTTTAATAGTAGCATAGCATCACGCATTTCGTCAAGTTCTTTTACAATGTCTCTACCATTTACTATCAGCGGAACGTCCACTCGCATACTACCATTAACTCCACCGTCTATAGTAATCTTAGCATCAGCAATACTTGTAGAGCTGATTGCGCCTACTCCTACATTTGGATTAGAGATATTGTAGGATCCGTTTCCTGAGTAAGTGCCATTTGATCCTGCCATAGTACCAATGTACTGATTAGACTTCAGTTTCATACTTTTCTTTCAAATACTGTTCGTGTTGCACCCAAGCACCATCTTTGATAAAGCCCCATTCTCTCAGCTTAGGACCTGGTACAAATAGTGTCCAAGGATCAATGCCAGGCTCAAGTTCAATGCGGTGAAGAGACTTAGGACTGCTAAACCGAAAATGC